TACAGTTAAATTTAATTCAATTTCATATGTTGATTCTTCTGGTACCGAAACTATGTCTAGTTCAAAAATATTAATCCGAGGTTCGTATCTTCTCACTCCATTTAAAATTATATCACCTATTATTTTAGCTCGTTTCTTAGATACTGGTAGAAATAATAAATCTCCAAAATTTAATCCAAACTCAGGTTCTAATATTTTTTGTCCAGGTGATGTAGTAAATAAATTTATAATACTATTTTTAATTGACTCAAAATTTACTGCTGTGTCAAGATCTTTATTTGTGGAATTTTCATTTAAACTATTTTTAGATAGTTTTCCTACAGACATTTTAAGATTTATGTCATTATATATAACATTATCTTTATATTCTTCAATAGGTTTTAAGATGTCAACATTAATAGGCATAATAATATTTAATAGTAATCTCCATATACATCGTTATCATTTCCATCCATATCAAATACATCAGTCTTACTTAGGCTATCTATATCATATTCATCATAATCAGGTTGTTTAGTTTGTGATGTTTCATTTACTCCACCAGCAGCTCTACCTGCAAATGAGTCTTCATATACTTGAGCATTTCCAGATATATTACTTGTAAGATTATTAAATGGTATATTAGGTTCAAAGCTATAATCTAAACGTTTAGCCCTCAATTTAAATACATAATGACCACCTAACTGATTCATTTCAGATATGTCTTGGTCTAATTTTTCAGTTACTTCAAAATACTTTGCTTGTCTACTAGCAGGTCTATCATCTCCATACTCAGATAATTGAAATACATCCCCTGCTTTAGGTTCAACGGGATAGTCTTGTATATTAGATGCCGATAAATCAAATGAAGATAGATCTTCAAATGAACTTTCAAATGAACTAATATGTACATAAGCAGTTATAGCATCATCACTATCGAATCCGAATCTACTCAAAGTAACTGCATCTTCATTTAACGTAGCTGCTATAATTATATCTACCGGGTCTGCATATGATCTATTGGGATCTTCACCATAAAAATTATCACCACTTAAAGTATTATAACGATTAACAAAATAACTTACTTTAACGCCGTATAAATTAATTTGCTCTCTCCACCAATTTGAGAAAAGAAGTCTTTCGTTAGCAGAATTTTCATTACTTTTATTAGTAAATCTGAAACAAGTTTCATCTGATTGAACTATTCCAGGAAAATCGCATGTATAATCTCCGCTACTCATCGCTCTAAAACAAACTTTCCAAGTTGAGGGTCAAAATATAGTTTAATACCAGTACTGCCCAGTTTCTTTACTTTACCTTTAAAAGGTATTACATTATATTCTTTGCGAATATAATTTAGCTCAGGTGTTCCACATATTTGTTTACCTTTTTTGCCTCTAAGTAATTCGATTTTAGGGTTTTTAGAAGCATCAGTTTTAACATAATCAGGTACTAAATTAAGATGTTTACGCTGATAATGTTTATCATGATCAGTATAACCTTTACGATGTCTATGATTAGTAAAAAACTTAGAGAAACTATCCATATAACTATTTAAGCAAAAAAAAGCTGGCATAAAGCCAGCTTTTAAAATTAGTATGAAGTCGACTTAAAATTAATCGCCGAATAAATCAGCATTTACTTTTAAGTTACCAACAACTTTAGCTTTAGGATTTGTTAAAGAATGTCCTCCTGCATCTCCTAATTCTGATCCACTATCGTCTTGCTTCTTAACTTTACCATCTGATTTCTTCTTAGATGTCTTTAAAGTACCTACTTTATTATTTTTTGTAGATGTAAGACCTGAATCTTTTTGATTTACTAATGCATGTCCGTGATCTTCAGCTTCTACAGCTTCTTGAGCAACTTCTTCATCTTCGTCTTCTTCGTCGTCATGCTCTTCATCTTCTTCTGCATCAGCATCTTCTTCTGCTTCGTTAGCAGGAAATTCTTCCATTTCATAGTCTTCAGCTTCTGCATCATCTGCATCGTCCTCACCCATTGCATCTTGCAATAGATCGCAAAGAGCTTTGGCCATGCTCTTATCTAAAGTAATGGTAACTTCATCACCACTAGCTTCATCAGTTTCAGTTTCAGTTACACCGAGTGCTTCAAGCTCGCCCTGCTCTTCATCACTCATTACGTTTTCGAATAGTTTATCAAATGTTGACTTCATGTAATTATTTATTGACTCTTTAACCTTTTTTCCAACTTTTTTATCCAATTGTTCATTATTAACCTTTTTCTTTTTGGATTTTACTTCTTTTTGTGGGTCATTTATTTCTTTAACGCCTTCTGCATTAGCTGGTCCTGATGTATCATCGTTAGCAAAATGCCCTGCATCTGCTTTATTCAATTCTTTAGGTCCTGGCCCTGGTTTAGTTCCAAATTTAGCAGCTTTAGCAGCTGGAGCTGATTCATGAATTACTTTATTACTATAAGTATTCCAAATTTCGGTTAGAGTATTTACACGTGTCATGTAAATATTTATAGCATAATGGCAAAAAATAAACAAAATTATATGAATAACCCTAATCTACCTACGGTCGGGGCTGAATTTGAATATACTCCTAAGATGGTTCAAGAGATAAAAAAGAGCTCTAAGAACATATTACACTTTGCTGAAAATTATTTTCATATTATTTCTCTTGATGAAGGTAAACAAAATATAAAATTACATTATTGTCAAAAGAGAGTTCTAAGACAAATGAGAGATAATCGGTTTTTTGTTTTATTAGCATCTCGTCAGATCGGTAAAACTACTATGATGACAATTTATGCTTTATGGAATGCATGTTTTAATGATGATCAAAGAATATTAGTAGTAGCGAATAAAGAAGGCACTGCTATTGAAATAATGAATAGAATAAGATTAGCATATGAAGAATTACCCAATTGGTTGAAGCCTGGTGTTAAAGAATATGGAAAGACATCAGTCACGTTTGCTAATGGTACTAAAATAGGTATATCAACCACAACTGGTACTGCTGCTCGTGGCCAGTCAGTTAATATATTAATTCTAGACGAGCTTGCATTTATTGAGCCTCATTTAGTTGAAGATTTTTGGAAATCAGTTTACCCTATCATTTCATCCTCAAAGAAGTCTAAAATTTTTATAGCTTCAACTGCTAACGGAACTGATAATTTATTTTATAAACTTTATAATGGTGCAGAAGCAGGGGAATCAAATTGGGCTTGTGATAAAATTTTATGGGATGAAATACCAGGTAGGGATGAAAAGTGGAAACAAGAGACTATTAGAAGTATTGGTAGTAGGGATGCTTTCGAACAAGAGTTTAATTGCGTATTTTTAGATTCAGGTGAAAGTACTATAGATGATGATTTATTTGATAAATTAAAATTAACAGTATCTGAACCTAAATTCGTATTTGATGATGGTAAATATTTACTATGGGATGAACCTAAAGAAGACCGTATATATATAGCAAGCGTCGATACTGCTGAAGGATTGGGTAAGGATGCATCAGTAGTACAAGTTTTTGATTATACGGATTTAACTAATATAAAACAAATAGCTTGTTACCATAATAATACTATTTCTCCTTACAATTTTACTGAGAAAGTTTATGAAATTTTACAACATTGGGGAAGGCCTATAGTTTGTGTAGAAAGAAACAATTCTGGGGCACAAGTAGTAGATGGTCTAAGAAATACGCATGATTATGAAAATATAGTTTCATGGGGATCAGCCACAGCAAGCAGAAAAGCTCAGAAACAATTAGGTATTGTATCTCACACTAATACAAAATATAAAGCAGTTACAAATATGCGTTACTGGTTAAATGAATTAAGTTCGGTGCAGATAAATGATATACACTTAGTAAAGGAATTAAAGAACTTTATCAAATTTCCTAACGGTACGTGGGGAGCTAAGAGAGGCTTTCACGATGATAGAGTTGCAGCATTAATGTGGAATCTTATTATATTAATCGATGAAATAGTTGGACAATATTTCGAAGTTTTAAAATATGATACAAATAAAAAACCGCTTAAACTTCAACAATTCGATTATGGGATTAAATACTTTATGAACCCAACATCGATGTATTCAAATGAAAAGGTAGATAGTTATGGAAGTGCAATGCCAATTGTAATAGGTAATTCTACTAAAGTTGAATCAGAGATGGATGATTTAATACAACAAGGATATAAACCATGGCAACCGTAGACCAATCTCAATTTAATAAAAGTAGATTAGATAAATTTCTAATTGTTATAGATGTCCCTGAACCTCTTAAAGAAATAACTAAAAATGATTTAGGAGCAAGAGACAACACTTCACTAATAGGTGAATCATTACAATTTTCTGTTTACGGTACAGTTGTACCATCTATAGCTGTACCTGAAAAAGTGCTTGGGTATGCAGGCCAGTCATTAAAAATATCGTCGCATACAAGACCTGCATATGAAAACGTTACAGTTAATTTTACTGTTGATAATAAGTTTAATAATTATTGGGTGTTATATAAATGGTTAGATTTCTTAAATGATGAAAAATTTTCACACTTTAATAAAAAAGAATTAGCTACTATACCAACTGTAGCTCCATCAGATAGAACTCAAAGAACATTAACTCCGACCGATCTTTATCAGTCTACATTTACAATCTATGCTAAAGATGAATTTGATGCAAATGTTGTTAAGTTTACATATACCAAAGCATTTCCTGTTAGTTTAGGTCCAATAAATTTTAATTATAGGTCCCCTGAAGAAAATGAAACAACTTTTGAGTTTGCTTTTTCACAATTACTGGTTGAATTGGTATAATTTTTCTCCAAAATCCATAAATAATAATATATGGCACGTACAATACAATCTCCCGGAGTAGAAATTAAAGAAATAGATAGGTCCCAAAGACCAGTTTTACCAGCTGGAACAAATGTTTTAGTTGCAGGTTTTGCTGATAGAGGACCTACAGACGAAGTTATCCAAATAACTAGCGTTAGTGAATATGATAACGTATACGGCAGAGCTACAACACCTGCTGAGAGATATTTTAGTTCTACTATTAGACCTCTCCTTGACTCACCAGCAAATATATTTACATATAGAATGCCTTACGGTGCTAACGCTGGTATTTCCTTTGGTGAATCATATGGAGCGTTAGCTTACCCAGCATCTGGCTATAATGTTGATAAAACTACAGGTGCTATTGATGATGATACTGCTGGTAACCCATTACCTACAAAATATTCACAGCTTGGAGTTGGTGTTAACACAACTACATTATCAGCAAACCCTCACGGTAATCTTATTTTAGGTAAACCAACTTATTTCGACTTAACTAAAGAACAATATGATGCAATTCTAGCTAAAGGTGATTGGCCTGGTGTTGACGAAGACGGGCAAAGATTTGGTTGGGATGACTCTATGATTACATCATTTAGTGGTGTTGGAGAGCTTGGTAGAGCAGCGATGATTGTTCTTAATAAAGGACAAACAAGCGTTAATCAGAAATTTGAAGGATTTTATGTTGGTATTGCAGATAATACGAACCTAAACCCTGCAACCGACTTTGATGCAATTAATAAAGTTAATACAATTGCAGCAAGTGCACATCAAGTAACAGACTTTACAGAGTTACCAGCTGCTAGAATAGATGGATCGTTATCAGCTAAGTCAGATAATAATACAATAACATTCGGGCAAGATAATGATAGTGTATCAGAGGTAATGGAAAATCTTTCAGAGTTTGATATTTCAACTGTTAATTATAATGATACTTTATCACTTGGATTGTTTAGACTTAGACAATCACCATTTACAGCAGATGTAATTAAGTTGAATGTAAGTCTTGAAGAAGGATATGTAGGATCATTTGATTTCCATAGACAAATCAATTCACGAGACGGTGGAGCGCCTACAACTTTTAATATTGAGAATAGAGAATCACAATCTCCTAATATTAAAATTTTAACCAATGAATTTTTAAATCATAGAGCAGGTAATACTTATTTAGATACTAATGGTAACCCAACAGTTAATATTAGAACATCCAATAATAATTTGATTAAGGAATCAAGTACTGCTTGGCCATTATTATCAGGTGGTTATAGTGCTATTGCTAAAAACCAAGCAGCGAGTAAAGCAACTGCAGTTAAATTAGCAACTGATATCGGAGGTGTAGATGAATTATATCCAATTGGTACATATGCAAATGCTAATTTAGCAAGTAAAGTTATTGGTAATGTGCCAAGAAAGCTTGATAGATTATTTGATACTATTGAAAATGTAGAATTATTTGATGTCGATATTTCAGTAGACGGTGGATTGTCAACAATTTATGCAACTAGTAAGACTTTAGGTACAGAAGGGTTTGACGATACAGCAACACTATCAGCTATAGATAGTTTTAGAACTACAGCAACAAATGCAGATGGATCAACAGGTAGTACAGATGGTCAAAACTTTAGAGGTTATTGGAAAGATATTAATGATCGATTTGTAAACTTTGCAGAGTTTAGAAGAAAAGATCATCTCTTTATTAGTGATTTACCTAGACAGATATTTGTACAAGGTGAAGAGTTCTTAACATTATCTGATCCTAATAAAAACTTTAGTAAAGATATTTTAAATCCGATTAAAGCATTTAGAGCTATTAATAGTAACTATGCAGCAACGTATGGTCAGTGGGTCAAATCTTATGATTCATTCTTAGATCAAAACGTTTATAATCCATTCTCAGGTCATGCAGCAGCTGCGATGGCTAATACAGATAGTAATTTCCAACCTTGGTTTGCACCAGCAGGATTTACTAGAGGTAGAGTTATAGGAGCTAGTGACTTAGCATTATTCCCAACACAGAAGCAAAGAGATATGCTTTACAAGGTTAATGTTAACCCAGTAGCATTCTTCCCAGGGGAAGGTTTTGTAATATTTGGTCAAAAGACATTACAGAAGATGCCAAGTGCATTTGATAGAATTAATGTTAGAAGATTGTTCTTAAATCTTGAGAAAGGTGTTAGAAATACAGTTAAGTTCTTTGTATTTGAACCTAATACATTATTGACTAGAACAAGAGTTGTCAATACAATATCACCAATCTTTGATAATGCTAAAAATACTGAAGGAGTATTTGATTACTTGATCGTATGTGATGAAAGAAATAATACGCCAGATGTTATCGATGCTAATGAGCTTAAGGTAGATATATACCTGAAACCAACTAGAGCAGCAGAGTTTATCTTAGTTAATTTCTTTGCAACTAAGACCGGTACTGACTTTAGTGAGTTGGTTGGTTAATAATAGGTTGGTAAGCTAACAAAGTCGTATAAATATTAGTATGGCGGATACTAAGATTTCAGAATTAACTGAGTTAACTTCAGCAGCAAACAATGATGTATTATATATTGTTGATACTGATAGTACTGCATCCAAAAAAATTACCTTTAACAATTTATTAAAAGATGTAACTACTAGTGTTACTTTTCCTAACTTAGTTAATGAAGTTCAATCATTATCGACCAATTTTCAAAATATATCATCAGCTGTAAATTCAGTTTCAGCATATAGATCTACTGAAATATCAATATTGAGTGATTCTGTAGGTGAATTATCAGCTAATTTTGAACAAGTTATATTCGATAACGCTGTATCGGGTAGAGATGATATTTTTATTAACTTAAGTGCAGCAATGATTCAAGGTGGATCAGGAGGAAATGGTACATTTACTTTAGCATCAGTTACTACAATGACATTTTTAAGCGGTATACTAATAGGAACAACATAATATGAGTAATAAAAGATTAACAGATTTAAATTCAATTACAACATTATCAAACGATGATTTGTTGTATATTGTAGATCCAAGTTTTAATACTTCGAATAAAATTACTTTTGGTGATTTAATTAAAACAGAATTTACTAGTCTATCTACTCAGTTCTTAACAGTTAGTGCAGAAGTAG